GCGTTATAAAATTCAACGTGGGGGAGATGAAGAGTCCAAGGTTCTGCGGCACGAAACTTAGCTCGTAAATGGGATCGGTGAGACTGGAGCCAGTCGAGTATGTGAAAACACTCAAATAACTCCACTGTCGCTTAATAAAATTAATTGACATCTCATCCTGCCCACTAGGAGCCACATCGGTTATAGTGCGCAGTTTCGCATCAGCATCCAATGACAGCATGTGGGATGGATCCTCGCCATTGCAATTGGCGAGGACCGCAGTTGGATTGTTCGTCACACGGGCTACGCTAGCCTTACTGTTTGGTTTACTCCAACCAAACGCCGCAGCAACGCCCGAGGCTAAGTTTAGCGCCCAAGCGGTTGGGCCAGAGTAGGCAGCAATCGCTGGAATGCCACTCAGCGAACCAACGGCCTTGGCAGAGCCAGCAAGAAAACTTGCAACTGGGGTTCCCTCAGCATCCGCAGGAGCTAAACGCTTACGGGGACCTTGCGTGACAAACTGGTGGGTTTGACCGAACAACTCCACATCCTCCATCCAGGCCCACAACCGACAATTGACACTTTGAATGCCATCAGGCCCGGTTGCGAGTGGGGCTGCGACGGCAACAAAGATGCGGCCCCATGTGCGCTTCGAGGAGGTGAGCTCGATGAACCTAGACACCGTGACATACGGAATTTTAAGTTCAACGCTCGATTCATTAGCCTCGATTTCAACTCCTGGAAGTTGTGATAGAGATATGAAGTTGAACGTGTGGCTACGGTACTTGTTGTTCGAAGATGAGGCATCGGGGTAGTAACAGAGCCGAAGACGCCCACTATGGAACGGAGTCCCATTAATAGTGAGCCTCAAGCACAAAGTGCCTCGGACCCCGTAGAAACCCGTGAGCTTCTCAATCCACAAATTAGTCCCTGAAACATAGTTCCAGGACTCCTCATCAATTTTGAGAAGCCCAATACCGTCAGCAGTCGACCAATTAAAGTCGTCCACCGGAACCTGCTTATTCAAGTAATCAGCCACAGTGCCAATCTCATTTGGTGCATACTGCATAGCGATCTTAGGGTCCAATTCCCTATCAGACTCGCGAGCAGCTGTGATTGCCGGTGCAGTGTGCACGAGCGCCACACCGTCTTGGCCAGTTTCACCCATGGCAAGGGTATTGTTGATATCATTATTTGATGTCAAGATATCCCGGGCTTTACTCCGGGCACCATGGCCGACCAACCACGGACCTTGTGTGTGGGCGTTGTTATAGGCTTCAGATCCCAGGGCCAACGCGTCCTGCCTTTCGGCACCCTCTACACGATCGCCTGCTAGACGCAAGTCTCCTTGGGCCGCATTATAAGCTAAATCGTGTGACACACGCAACGGGTTTTCAGCCATGCTGTCACCGAGTACGTGGATTTGGTTATCCTCGCGATGAGGCTCCTCCTCACAAAAC